GGGCTGGAGCTTATGCCGTGGCAGAAATACGTTCTCATCAATGCGCTTAAAGTAAAGCCAGATGGGAGACATGCTTCACCGCTGGTCGCCGTGGTATGTGCTCGCCAGAATGGTAAGTCCACGATTATGATCGCGTTAATTCTAACTCGGCTTTTCCTATGGAAAGAGCCGCTCCAGTTAGGCTCGGCGCACGTTCTTACGACGTCGCTAGAGACTTTTCGCCATATAGTCTCAATCATCGAAGCGAATGAATTCTTAAAAAAGCAGGTAAAGAAAATTCGATGGGCGCATGGGTCAGAAGAAATCGAGACGTTGGACGGTTGCCGTTACGTCGTAAAAGCGGCGAACGCGGCGGCTCGCGGATTCGCTAAACCCGAGACGGTGTACATGGACGAGACGCGACAGTTAAAGGATCACGAAGCTTGGTCGGCTTTACGCTATACCCAGATGGCGGCTAGTAATCCTCAGCTCTGGACGTTTTCGAACGCTGGCGATCAACACTCAATAATTTTGAATTCTCTTAAAGATAGAGGCATGGCTAGTGCGGCTGGAGCCGATGACGATATAGCGTATTTTGAATGGTCAGCGCCTACCGATAAGATTCTCGACGAAGAAAATTGGATCGCAAGTAATCCAGCTCTGGGTTACACAATTCATGAAGATAATATCCGCGCCGTTCTCAATGATCCGCCAGAAGTGGTTATGACGGAAGTTTTATGTCGATGGGTCAACACAATCAGCGCCGCAATTCCGCAAAAAGAATGGGAAGAATGTGCGATAGAGAAATTCGACCTAGACGATGAGAAGTTAACGTGGTTAGCCATCGACCTATCTCCAGACAGGCGCGACGGCGCTCTGGTAGGCGCTCAAAAGAATTCCGATGATACTTTCAACGTAAAGCTTCTCCACACTTGGCACAATCCGATTTCGTTAGATGATAGAGCGATCGCCAATGAAGTCGCGCCATACGCTAGGCAGTATCCGACCGAATGGGTGGTTTTCTCTCGCCGTACTTCGTCAGCGGTGGCGGCTAGACTTCAACCCGCTGGAATTCCCGTGATCGATATTGATGGAGCCGATTACGGTCAGGCTTGCGACGAGCTTCTTTCCAGCATTACTTCAAAAAGATTAAAACACGGAAATCAAGAAGAATTTACTAAACAAATTCTCTCAGCCGTTGCGTTACCGCGCGGAGATGGCGGCTGGGTTATTGGACGAAGAGCTTCTTCGGCAATCGTATGCGCTTGCGTCGCCGCGGCTCTCGTTACTCACTTCGCGACACGCCCAGAGACGGAGATAGACATTCTCGTTGGTTAGGTGTAAGGCTTTACCTTAGACTTACGGTTATGGGAATTCTTGACGTATTTACGGGCGGGAAAAAAGCCGCGCCAGCGCCAGACACTTTCGACGTCGCCGCTTCTCTAGCTCCGATAAATACTTCGGGGCAATTATTCAATTTCTTCGGCGGTGGAACTACCGCAACAAGAGCCGAAGCGATGAGCGTTCCGACAATCGCTCGCGCTCGCGGAATTATTACTTCATCGGTATCGTCAATCGAATTGGTCGTAAGAGATAAAGCAACAGAGATGGAAGTCGACGCTCCGCGAGTAATCAATCAACCCGACCCGCGTATTCCAGGAGCCGCGTTTTATACTTGGATCGCGGAAGATTTACTTTTCGCGGGGTACGGCTACGCAAGAATAACGGAACTGTTCGCCGATACGTTCCGCGTTAGATCGATGGAAAGAATTTCTCCCGATCGTGTAACTATTGAAACGAATTCTCTTGGAACTGAAATTGAATATTATTTAGTTGACGGTTTTGCTATGCCAACGCAAGGCGTAGGAAGTTTAGTAGTTTTCTACGGTAACGATGAAGGATTACTTCGCAGAGCTGGTCGCACAATTCGCGCGGGCGCTGAATTAGAAAGAGCCGCGGCGATGTATGCGGCGGAGCCAGTTCCCACGATGGTATTAAAATCAAATGGCACTTCATTACCCGCCGACCGTATAGCAAAACTTTTAGAATCGTGGGGAAGTGCTAGACGCAATCGCGGAACGGCATTCTTAAACGCCGACGTTACTTTAGAGACTTTAGGATTTGATCCAGAAAAACTTCAGTTAAATCAAGCGAGAAGCTACGTCGCCACCGAATTAGCCAGAGCCATAGGCATTCCCGCTTATTATGTTGACGCGGAATCTGGATCATCGATGACGTACTCCAACGCTTCAACCGCCAGACAATCTCTCGTCGATTTTTCTTTACTTCCAATTATGAAGCAAGTCGAGTCCAGACTTTCAATGAGTGATTTCGTTCCAGCAACGCAAGAAGTCAGATTTAATCTTGACGAATACTTACGCGGATCAGCTTTAGAACGCGCGCAGATTTACGATATCTATAACCGAATCGGTGTATTAAGCGCCGAGGAAATCCGACGAATGGAAGAGATGGTCAGATGAAGCTAACCGTACCGATTACATTAACAGCGACAGATTCAATCGCTCGCACAATTACTGGACGCGTATTAACTTGGTCAGAACAAGGTCGCACGTCCGCGGGATTAACTTCATTCATGGCGGATTCAATTAAACCGAAAGCCGTAAAATTAAATCTCGAACACGATCTCACACGTCCAATCGGTCGCGTCGTCGAAATGGTGTCAACTCCAGAAGGCTTGAATGCGACGTTCAAAATCGCGGAGACGACTGCTGGAACAGACGCTCTCATAGAAGCCGCTAGTGGTCTCCGCGACGGTTTTAGTGTCGGCGTAAAAGTAGATCAATGGAAAAACGTTGACGGTGTTTTAGTTATTGAACAAGGTTCACTCGAAGAGGTCAGTTTAGTAACTGATCCAGCCATAAAGTCCGCGATGGTCTCAGATGTAGCGGCGTCCGAAAATTCTGAATCTGAAGCAAAAGAATCAGAGGCAGAAAATCCAACAACAACCCAACAAGAAGGAGACGAAGTGGAAACCACTCCGACCGTTCCAGAAGCTTCCGCCGAAACGGTTGAAGCCGCTCAGTCAGTACAGGCAACAAATAAACCCGTTTTCTATACTAAGCCACGCTTAGAATTTACAGGCGCTAAATATCTCGAAAACAAAATCCAAGCCGCACTCGGTTCCGAAGATGCTCGCCAATATGTAATCGCGGCGGACAACAACACCACCGATTCCGCTGGACTTGTTCCAACACGTCAACTGCTCGAAGTAATCAACGGACTATCTAACACAATCCGTCCAAGCATTGACGCAATTTCTCGCGGTACTCTGCCAGACGCAGGAATGACCTTTGAAATTCCAAAAATCACCGTTGCGCCAACTGCCGCACAAACTAATGAAGGCTCGGCGTTCTCTGATACCAATATGGAGAGCGCTTTCGTCTCGGTTCCAGTTAAAAAATTCGCCGCGCAACAAAATTTCACGGTGGAATTGTTGACGCGCACTAGCCCGCTTTTTTATGATGAACTTCTTCGTAATATGGCGGCGGCTATGGCTAAAACCCAGAACGCTTATGTAAGCGGAATTTTGGTCGCAAATGCTGGAATCGATGGAACTACACTTTCAGCACTTCCAACAGCGGCTGAATTGTTAGCTTACGTCTCACGCGGAGCCGCTTCCGTTTACACAAACACCCAACGCTTCGCTCGTAATATCATTATGGGTTCTGGTCAATGGGCGAACACAATGTCATTAAATGACAGCGGACGTCCGATTTATATCGCTTCTCAACCACAAAACGCTGGCGGCGCACTTCGTCCAGATTCGCTTCGTGGAAATGTCGCGGGGCTTGATCTCTTCGCCGATTTCTCAGCTCCAGCGGGTTCCGATGACGGTTCAATGATCATCGTTGATCCAGAGGCATATACATGGTACGAAGGTCAGTCGTATCAATTACGCGCCGAATCAAGCGCCGATGGTTCAGTCAACGTCGGAATGTATTCATTCGGAGCTTGCGCCATCAAGATCGCCGCTGGCGCTTTCCGTAACAATAAGTAAAAACTAATCATCGGTGGGAGTCGCTCCCGATTTCCACCGAGCCGAAGTGAGAGGACGAAGAGATGGCAATAATTACCGCCGCACAATTAAGGCAAGTTCTTGGCGTCTCTTCGTCTCTCTACTCGGACGCTTATCTCGATGAAATAATCGGATCAGCTGAACAAGTAATTCTCCCGCTATTAACCGCAAATCAAGCCGCGGTCGCCGAAGTTTATTTGACCGATAATGTTGCTTATTATGTAACGCAACGTGCGCACGGTTTCGTTGAAGGTCAATCCGTCGTCTGCTCTGGAATCGTGCCATCGACTTTTAATGGAACAGTAACAATCACCACGAATTCACAGAGCAATCCATATATTTTCTCCGCCGCAAAAACAAACGCCGACATAATTCGCCGCGGTGTAATTCCAGCGGGAGTCGCTTACTTATCAGGAGCCGACGCCGCAACACTTTATCAAAACACCGACGCGGTTGAATCCGCGATGTTAATTGTTAGCGTGGAAATCTTTCAATCCATTACAGCTCCAGGCGGACAAATTGAAGGCGTTGATTTTCAGCCATCACCGTTCCGCATGGGTAGATCACTCCAAAATCGTGTAATTGGTTTATTAGGAAATTTCGTCGATGTCGAAATAATGGCTCAATAAATGCCGACTCCAACTTCGATAAAAGTAAACGTTCGCGATGTACTTGCGAGCGCTCTAAGCGGTGTCGCCGCTTCGGTTTATAGTTCCGTTCCAGAAGCCGTCATTCCGCCAGCCTGTATTATTATTCCTGGCACTCCGTATCTTGAAAGCACACTCATAAACGGATCAGTTACAAAAGTTAAAATCAATTTCACAGTTACCGCCGCGGTTGCGTACAACTCCAACGCTGGCGCTCTTGATAATTTAGAGCAACTAATAATAAGCATTCTCGGCGCTATGCCGTCGGGATACGTCGTCGGGAATGTAGATCGCCCCGCGATTACTTCGGTCGGTGCTAGTAATTTACTAGTAGCGGATTTAGACGTTTCGACCTACTACACACAACAGACAATCTAAGGAGCAACAATGGCAACCACAATCGTAACGGGTCGCGATATTACATTCACGATCGATTCC